CCATTTTTAGGAACTGTATTAGGTAAATCTTTTGAAGTTTTAGGAAGTGTAATTTCTGGAATAATTACTATTTTCGCTACTTTAGTAAATATAGTCGATTCGGCTATAAGTGGAATTAGAACTTTAATAAGTTTAGTAAGTAATATAAATTTAGGATCTATAGCTTCTAAGTTAAATCCTTTCGGCGGTGGCAGAGCTTCCGGCGGTTCGGTAATGAGCGGAACTAGCTACTTAGTCGGAGAGCGTGGAGCCGAATTATTTACACCAAGCTCTAACGGAACTATTACGCCTAATTCCGCTTTAGGTGGCGGTAATACTTATAACATAACCGTAAACGGAGCTTTGGACGGTGAGAGCGTGTCGCGTCAAATTATCGACCTATTAAATAGATCCCAAGCTCGAGGAACCCAAGGCGCGAGCCAATTCGCCTTTACCGCCTAATGAGTAACTTTTCTCCAGTATGGCGATTAAAAATAAATTCTGTAGATTACACGGATTTAATTCTAGCTAACTTAACTATTACGTCCGGCCGAACCGATATTTATACCCAAGCCGTCGCCGGTTACGCTAACTTAACTTTAATAAATTTAGATCAGACTTTACTAAATTTTGAAATTAACCAGACCGTATCTATAGAGCTTCAAGATTCGACTTCGGCTTATGTGCCAATTTTCGGCGGAACTATTACAGATTTAGAATTAAGTATTTCCGAAATTGGTAACGTGGGTTATTCTCAGAGTTACACGATTACAGCTCTAGGAGCCTTAGCTAGATTACCTAAAGCTTTATATTTAGATAACTTAGCCGAAGACGGCGACGGAGATCAAATTTACGAAGTTTTAAGAACTATTTTATTAGCTCAATGGCAAGCGGTTCCACCGGCCTTAACTTGGGCTACTTATGAGCCTACGGTTCAATGGATCGACGCAGAAAACACCGGCTTAGGAGAAATAGATCGCCCAGGAAATTACACTTTAATAGCGAGGACTTCTTCGGCTATTGACGTTTATACTTTAGCTTCTAATATAGCTTTAAGCGGTTTAGGTATTATTTACGAAAATTCGCTCGGCCAAATTAGCTACGACGATTCGACTCACCGAACTACTTACTTATCCGTTAACGGTTACACGGATTTAAGCGCGGCCGAAGCTCGAGCGGCCGGTCTAATGATTACTACTAGATCCGGAGACGTTAGAAATGTAATTACTATTAAATACGGAAATAACGCTAATCAGAGTTACGAAGCCGAAGACTTAACTTCTATAGCTCTTTACGGAAAACTTGGACAAGTCTTCAACACTTTTTTAAAACACACCGCCGACGCGGAAGATCAAGCCGCCTTTTATTTAGCCCTTAGAGCTTACCCCCAACCAGTCTTTAATTCGATTACTTACGATCTAACTAATAATTTAGTAGATAACGCCGATAGAGATTCGCTTATAAATGTCTTTATGGGTTTACCGGTAAATATTACCGATCTACCTTTAAATATGAATTCCGGTGTATTCCAAGGGTTCGTAGAAGGCTGGACTTTCCAAGCTAGCTATAACCAAGTCGGAATAACTCTATTCGTCTCTCCGTTGGCCTTCAGCCTTCAAGCTATGAACTGGCAGAGTGTTCCGGCGGTAGAGACGTGGAATACTGTAAGCAATACGTTAGACTGGATAAATGCGACGATAGTCGCTTAAGGAGAAATGGATAAATGAGCAACCCGACCACTTATTTCGGCTGGCAAATGCCAGAACCGACAGATTTAGTAACGGATTTACCGGCAGATTTTGAAGTCTTTGGCCAAGCCGTCGACACAGATTTTCAAGATTTATTAGGCGGAACTACTGGCCAAGTTTTAAGTAAAACTTCGGGAACCAATTTAGATTTTACATGGGTAGATCCTACGGCCGGAGATATAACCGGAGTAACAGCCGGAACAGGAATTAGCGGCGGTGGAACTTCTGGAACTGTAACCGTAACTAACTCAATGGCTACAGCTATAGACGCTAAAGGAGATTTAATAGCTGGAACAGGCGCCGACGCTTTTAGCCGTTTAGCCGTTGGCGCTAATGATACAGTTTTAATTGCCGATAGTGCCGAAGCCACCGGCCTTAAATGGGGAACACCTTCTAGCGGTGGTATGACTTTATTATCTACTACTAATCTTTCCGGTTCAAACTCGGTCACGGTGTCGGGAATTAGCACAGCGTATAAAAATCTATTCGTAATTTGGGGCGGTGCTACTTTTTCAGGAAATAGCGAAATTGGAATAGATATAATTGCCAATGGTAATTTAGAAGGCGTAGTAGTAACTCAAGAAAGTGGTTCGGTTGCTACAAGTGGAAACCAAAATAGTTTCGTTCGCACAAATGACGGAATTTCTGGAACCGGTGGTAATAATGCCGGCGCTTTGACCGTTTATGATTACGCAAGCACTACAAGATATAAACTCTGGAATTATGTAGCTGGTGATTCTGCCCAAGCTTCAATTTCTGGTGGAATTGTTGAAAATAATGCGGCGGTAACAGTTATAACAGTTTTTACCTTAACAGGGCCAACTTTTACAGCCGGAACTATAAGAATATTTGGAGTAAGTTAAAATGAGTAAACCTATGATAAGAATCCATAACATATCAACAGATGAAATAATCGATCGCGAAATGAACGCTAAAGAATTAGCCGAATATAACGATAGAATAAAAAAACAGGAATTAGCCAAAATTGAAGCCGAAGCTAAAAGCGTTCAACGCCAAGCTATATTAGATCGACTTGGATTAACTTCCGAAGAAGCTTCTTTATTGCTTTCATGAATAAAGACAAGGTAATCGAATTAGCTATGGAAGAAGTCGGTTATACGGAAGGCGTTAATAACTTTAATAAGTTCGCGCCTATAGCCGGCTTAGCTAATAATCTTCCGTGGTGTAATTCTTTTATAGCCGCTATATTTATTCAAGCTGGATTAAAACAGGCTATTCCAATTACGGCCGCCGTAGCTTCTACCGAAGCTTGGGGCTTAAAATATGATCGATTAGTAAAGCTTGAAGAAGCTAAACGCGGAGATCTTATAATCATGGACTTTACTAATTCCGGTAAAGCTCAACACATAGGCCTAGCTATAAACGGCTATAATCCAATTAAGAAAACTATTCACACGGTCGAAGGAAATACCGGTGAAAAGTCTCAGGCTAACGGAGACGGCGTAGCTTATAAAACTAGATCCGCTAAATTTATAAAATGCGTAGTTAGGCCGAAGTATCCTAAAATTCAAGTTTCGGGAGCAGAAATCGAGGCGAAAAAATGAAAAATATAAAACCTATGCTAGCTTCTTGGGGTCGATCTTTTCTAGCGGCTTCTCTAGCTTGCTACCTTGCCGGAGTTACCGATCCGTCGGCTCTCCTAAATGCTGGAGTAGCGGCCGTATTGCCGGTGCTCTTACGCTGGCTAAACCCTAGCGATCTAGCTTACGGAAGAACTTCCGGTAAATAATGGAATTAACCGAGTGGATAGCTTTAGGCGGATTAGCAATAGTCTTCCTTGGAGCTATCTATTCGGCCGTTCGGTTCCTAGTAAAATCCATTATGAGCGAACTTTTACCCAACTCAGGAAAAAGCCTTAGAGACGAATTAAGGGTAGTTTCGTCCAGAGTAGACCAGATCTACCTACTCCTAGCCGAGAAAGACTAAAAACGGCCTTCTAGCCTTTATTTAAAGATCATCTTATTAGCGTGTCGTTAACCGCGTCCTTGACTTGTCGGCTTCCGTGTTTACACTTATAACGAAAACTAAAAACTCAGCTGGGTTTTTATAATTTCACTTACTAGATCGGGAGCTAAAAAAATGGAAATACTACCTACCGCCTTTATAGGCGTTACTTGCTTACTTGTCGGCGTAATAGCCGGAAGTAGATACGGTTATAAGCGTGGAGCTTTAATAGGCTCAAGGCGTGGCTTTAAACGTGGAATAGACGTAAGCCGAGCTAATCGCTAATGGCCGGCTTCAACTTAGCGGATTACGAGACCGCGAACTCCACTATTAAAAGATACTGGACGGAATTCCCCACCGGACGAATAAATCCGGTAATCGAGGATATGGATCTACTTAAAGGCTTTATCTTTATTAGAACCGAAATCTATAAAGATTACGCAGAGCCTTATCCCACCGTCGTAGATTATGCCTACGGAAATGTAGCCTTCTATCCGGAGAATATGAAGAAATGGTTCGTAGAAGATACGGTTACTAGCTCTATTTCTAGGGCTATAAAGCTTCTAACTCCAAGCGACGCGCGGCCGAGCTTGGAAGATATGAAGCGAGTCGATCACTTCGCTGAAGTTCCTTTTCCTAAGAAGCTAGCCGAAGAGACACCTAAAGCCGAATTTACTAGTTTAGGAGAAGCGGTCGGAGAGCTCGGAGAGCAGATCCTAGAAGGAACTCAAAATTCTAACTCTCCACAATGTAGCCATGGTTATATGTTACGTAAGGAAGGGATTAACGCTAAAACAGATAAGCCCTTTAAAGGCTTCGTATGCTCTTCTAAGGATCGAAATTTCCAATGTAAGCCAATATGGGAGCCGGTGAAATAATGGGATACGTAGAAGCTATAGGAGCCGAACACTTGGACACGTGCGACCTATGTTTTAAGTTAAAGCCAAGGATCGAAGGAAAAGCGATTAGATCTAGTAGCGAAATTATTCTATGGATCTGTAAAGAGTGTAATAATGGTTAGAGCTACGATAACCGTAGAAGAAGAATTCACAGCTCTAGCGGTCGCTTATAGCCGAGCGGTCGTATTAGATAACCCTATGGCCGGAGCTTATCAGAAACTTAGTTTAGCTAAATCTATAGCTAGAGACGCCGAAGCTATAGGGGCGGAAATGGTAGTCGCTAGGTTCCTTGGAGATACTAACTTTAAGGCTACTTTAAACACCTTTAAAAACGAAGCCGACTGTTTAGGCATAATTGAAGTTAAACACACTAACTACAGAGACGGCCACTTAATAATTAAGCGAAGCGATCGTAATTCAGACTTAGCCGTTTTAGTTACTGGCAATTCGCCTAACTATGAAATTATGGGGTGGTATCCCGTGGGATCAGCTAAAGCTAAAAGGTTCCAGAGTAGCGACGGTTCATGGTGGGTTAGCCAATTAAACCTAGAGCCTATGGAGAGCTTAAGGAGCCGGATCTTATGCGAAGAGTAGAGCATTATTGCCGGTCTAAATCGTGTCGGAAGGTTACTATACAATTAGTTAGGATCGTAACGGATCAGCTACCTTATGGCGTAGAAGTAATCCAATGTATTAAATGTTCTAATCAAACTATAGCTCTTATCCAACCCGAAGAAATAACCCAATAAGACGCGCCCGAAATCATGCGTAACTATTGTTTAAACTTGACTAGGCGGATACGCTCCACACTCTCGACGAGAGCCGCCTTAGCGGATAGCTCGCGGAGAGTCTCGCTAACGGCCACTCTATTGTTAAGTGTAGCTTTAACCGATATTAGTTACGGGTTAGAGTCAAAAGATTATAAAGCTAAGAATAGTTATTTATTATTCGCCCATAATCAAGTAACAGACTATAAAGAGTTTAAGTGTTTAGTTAAGGCGTGGGATATTGAAAGTAAGTGGAATCCTAAAGCCGTAGGTAATAAGAGCGGTAAACAGCGAGTCTATGGAATACCGCAATTAAAGAACGAAAAAGTAAAGAACTTAGATCCTTTTACTCAAATCTTATGGGGATTAAAATACATAGACCATAGATATAAAGGCTCTCCTTGTTTACTTTTAGAACACTTACTTAAGTATGGTTATAGTTAAGATTATGAGTAATAAAATAAACGGTAAGAAGTGGAGAGAGTTAAGGGAAGAAGTCTTTCGCCATTACGGAAGAGCCTGTAGCTATTGTGGATACGAAGATAGTGTTATGACTATCGACCATATACTCCCAAGATCTAAAGGCGGAGATAACTCTTTAGAAAATTTACTTCCGGCGTGTAGAAAATGTAATTATTCGCGTGGTAATCGTTTAGTCGGTTTTTTTGAGCAGAAAGGAACACCCCCGACTCTCCATGATCTTTTTCCCCCCCAAAACGTGAGCGTAAGTCATGACTAAGGACGATTCGGTCGATTCCGGCCATGGCGCGGTAGTGATCGAACTAGATCGGGTTAGATCGGTTTTTAAACCGGAATCAGCTCCGGTTATTGG